CTGATCTTGGAATTTAATCCACCGCCAATCTCCATACCATAGGAGATAGCCCCTCATTCTGAGGGCCCAAGGGTTCACCTATTCAGGCGAGAATCCTTGAAATATAGCAGCTTAGAGTGACTCACATGGAACTACCGCAGCCGCACGATTAGTAATCGTGCGGCCTCGATACCCATATGCTCTAAGTAGGTCCCACGCCACTTCAAACGAGGAAGACAGTCCGTCTCCCCAGTCTGAGCGGCGGTATGTACCCGGTCGCATAGAGACGTAAGTAGTTTCACCGTCCATGGTTCTTACCAGAAGACGGAAACACTCACTCTTATGCCCCGGTACACATACTTTCACGCCGAGAGTCGTCTCCAGATCTTGGAGAAGAACATCGACGCGAGTATTCACGTGTTCTATCTTATCTACAAGGTATCTCTCGCCCCCTTCGTAGGGACGGCAGACCTTGTAGGGGTAGACCACGATGATCGGACTGACACGTTTTTTGGTGCTCATATCAAACCTCCAGGTTATGGTGTGAACACCTTATAAGGTGTCCTATATTTGCAGAGATCGCAGCGATGTGCTGCACCTTGTCGAGTGCTAGCCCGAAAACTAGCTCCTCGTGGGTATTGGGCACGTAGTCCCACCAGGGACTAACGGCCCGCTTCGCGTCGTATAGCAGGGAACTATTAGTACGAATACTAATAGTCCCTCTATGTATCTCACCCCTGAGATACGCTTGTAACAATCCTGGTGGATTGTATATAAGTCGACGTTGTCTCTTAGGGACATGAACAGTCCCGTCTCTGAAGCGGATCTTCGGTGAACGACCCACCCATCGTTTGTAACAAATCGATAGGTTTTCGTCCATTCCGATCCGCTTCTCGCCTTCCTTGAGAAGGCTTTCCAGGAGACTGAGCGGAATTTTCACTCCAGCATCCATGTTCTCTGCTAGAGGCACAAAAAGCGGCCGTTTTTTGAAAAACGACCACAGCTTGCGCATAAAGCAGGGAATCATAATGCCGGTCCTTGCGGACCACTCATTAAAGAGATTAACAAGAACCGCAATGTCCTGATCAGTATTCATTTTTCGAATAAATACCGGTCGGACGTTGTGACCACTAATGTAATCGTGGCCACAACTTTCGCGGAACGGTCCTGACTGGAAGGTTTTTGCAGCATTTGCTGTGAAGCCCAACAGCTCCAATAGCCGTAATACCCGATCCGAAACGTTTCTCCTAACGATGATATCATCACCGAATACGGAGAAGTCCCTCGAGAGATCAGCTAGGCTGACCGCCCGGGAAGACCCGTCAGACAGAGAACTACATGCAGCAGCGACACAACAAAATATGGCGGTTTGGAGGGGAAAAGTAAAACCGTTCCCCATCGTACTAACCATATTGAGTTCGACTTCCGAATTCCCAAGCGTCGTCGAAGGGGACCTCAACTCCAGAATGGCACTAAGCCACTCCGGCGGTATGAAATCCCTCCCGAACGATAGCGAGATCGAATCGGATGCTGAAGACAAATCAATCGTTGCGAATGATTGATCGTCATCAGGTCGTTCACTGCCTTGCCTTGCCAACCACCTATTAATAGATGGCTGGACGGCAAGATCAATTGAGAAGAGTCTAAGTAGTCTCTTCTCTATGAGTGATCCAAGCCCAAGCTGAAGGTACATATTAATACCTGGCTCGACGCAGATCATTCGTGACGTGTCTACCGTTTTTGGGGCGAAGCTAGTCCGAGAGCCTCTCACTAAACGCGGCTCCCCAAACTCCATGGTTCGGATATTCTCCGCAATATGGAACTCGGGATACAACGCGTTATGAGCATAGTACAAACGTACTAAGGACTGTGATGTAGCAGTAAGAGGAGAGCTAAAATGTTTGGCGTAAAAGCTGCCACCATTCGCTCCAATTGCAGCACCCGGTCCTGAACGAGCGTTTTCACAAACGTTTATCCAGGAAAGTTCTGCATCCTCACCCACGTAAGAGAGGAAGAAATCCTCCATAAACTTCGAGAACTGACCTAACAGGAGCCTGTCGGCTTCAGCTAAGTCAGGAGAAGAAAGTGGGTTAACCCATCTCTCGCACTTTTTATTTGATGCGAGAAACGTCTTAGTAGCCGCAGCATCAGCGTCTTTTGAATGCGCCATGAATTTCTTCATGACATTTTCCATTAGATGCCGTGCTGCAAACTGCTTAACGTACGAGGATGGGCCATATCCGTTCACCTCAACTGGAGGTGCATTAAGATATGGTGCTAAGTCACAGGCAAGCTCTGTGTAAAGAGCAACGAGACGCTGGTCCATGTTACCTCACACTAGTGTAGTTATGGTTGCTTTGCTAACGAACTTCCATCGAAGGAAGCGCGCTCACTCGGTCAACCGTGAATCGGGCCAAATCTGGCCCAAAGACAATTGACAGAATGATAAACAAAGCTGAGCCGATGCGACTCTTCATAGCTTTCGTCATTGACGTAGGCTACTTAGAGAACACCAGTTCGCAGAGTGGTAGCAATACCATCTGCTTGCTGCCACAGCGCTCCAATAGTGCAGCTAGTTGCTGCATTAATGTTGGGCTGGTCGGCCGTATCAGCACCCGCGGGAATCGAAGCTTCCAGTCGAAACTGAGAAGTCTTCGAAGCCTGACCAGCAAGAGGAGTCATCCCCTTGCGGACCAGGAAACCGTAGGTGTTGAAACCAACTACACGGACCACACCAGTCGAATCGACCGTATTCAGAGTTTTAAGGCTCTGCGGACGATACGCGGTGAGCGTGAACGGTCTCGACGCCGAAGAAGACGTATCCACACCGGTCTGCGTCCCGCCTAAAGCGGTAACAGCCCATTGTTTGGACCACGTATTCGGAGGAGTGTCAACCGCCACTGTGTAGGTCGGACTCGTCAGTCCGGTAACAGCAGCGCCCGTAATCGGGCTGGTTAGGCTAATAGCCATTTGTGTGTACCTCTATTAAGGACGATGGAAGGGATAAGGAACCTTAGACATTGAAGCCCGTTGGCCCAACTCACGTAAAAACACGGAGGGGAGCTCGGGATTCTTCTTCACGACTTTCTTGAGAGCCAACAAGTATTTAGCCGACTGGCTAATACTCAAAGCCGCCAAGTTTGCCCACTGGCGACCTGTCAATTGCCATGGCTTGGTATATTCCAAGTATGGTACTGGCAGATCTACCTGTGAGGACCTGTTGAAGTTTCGTCTAAGGACTTTGAAATTACCAGGCTCCGAACTGAAGTTCACGCTCATATTAGTCGTTGCCCCCGGACGCATTCTGTAGCTGTACGTGACATCGAGTTCCCCTTGGATTCTCGATGTTTTGTTACACCACTTTATGCCGTTCCAGGGAACTGACAAAGCGCTAGCTATCTGTCCAATATTGACAAAATAGTCAATTAAGAAGCTATACGGAATCAGATTCCATATAGTGGGGACAATGTCTCGGAATTTCAAACCGAGGACATCACTTATTGGCCTTTCGGGCAATAAGCACTCTTCGCCCCAAACACCCGAGAAAACCTCCTGCAGGGTCCATACCACTTTTTCTCCGTATAAAATTTCTACGTAGTTAAATGGATCACCCTGTAACTGGAGATTACTCGTTAAAGGCTCATAGGAAGTCTCACCCTTCGCGTAGAAGGGCTGATAATTCCCCATAACCACTCGGTTCTGGAGACCTACAAGACCTTTAGCAATCGAACTTTCCAACGGTGCAATACCGAAGGCAAATTCGAGATGCGTGTCCGCCAATGCACCCGCAAGTTTCACCGGATCCCTCCACCTTTCTAAGTCACGAAGACTTCGATAATGTGAAGAGATCACGAGATCCCGAAGCGGTTTCAGTGGCGATCTTAACGTCTTCATCGTTGACTTCCACTCACCCCAGTCCTCACCAGTTTTTGCTGATGAGACAAAGGAGTTGAGCTGTCCATACAACTTTGAGACGGCCTGGTTATGACAGGAGGTAATTACCGCAGCGTCGGGCAAATTCAATGAATTATTCAGAAAATTTGAACCCTTACCCTGCGTTGAACCCACTACGCTCCATCCGGCTACTCGCCCGTCTAAGGCAACTAACCGGTAGAAAGCGCGACCTGGGTTATCATACTTGAGCTCAGTGAAGTTTCCAACCACGGGCGTAGTAGCCGACAACACATCGCGTATTTGCGCTCTGTGAGCTGGGTTTTTATACCCAGAAAGGCTATTAGCAAAGGATACACCAAGGCTAACTCCATTGGAGATAGCAGTGGTCCATCCGAAATTGATGTAAGTCTGGTTGTAAAACCAGTTCTTAACAACAACGTGGCTGGTCTTCAAATAAGTCTCAGGCATGACTCCTCCTTCCGCTAGAGTTAGCGGTTGCGATCAGTCGATAAGCATAATGAGCCATCAAGGGAGTTAATTTCTCCCCCACCTAAATGCCTATACAGGCACACGGTACCGGTATAGCTATACAGCTATACCAGCGA